GTATTTTCAGCAATTGTTCTTATATAGTCTTTTTGATTTTCGCTCCTTGGTTTTAGTCTATTTCTAAACGCATGACCAGTTTGTGCATTTTCAATATTATTTGTTAAATCTATTGGTTTTTTCTTTTTGTTATTTTTTCTCAAGTTATACCCTTTGCGAATAAAGTTAAATTAGACATGCACCACCAGCGCAACTAATTTCCTCTATTCCCGCGGTATTATCCTCTGTTTCTGATAGTTGCGTATAATCAACCTTCTTGAAACTATTAAATAGATCACAATATATTTTCCAATTATAAACATCTTTCATGCAATATGTTAAGCGTCTAGTATCTCCATCAAAATACTTACCAGCAAAATTTTTCATTTTGGTTACAAACATTAGTTTGGATTCATGATGATCTTTATTAGCTTGATTTAATGTTACATAATCACAAGCAGCCCATAGATTATTATCAAAAGCATTTAAGGCTAATTCTATTAATCCAGAACACCATAATGCAGCATCTCCGTATTCTTTTACAATTTCTCTACTTGAGTAGACTGTGGTAAATGGCGCTTGTGGATAATCTTTATCTCCGCTTTGTGGGATAAGACTAATACCAGCAAAATATTTTCTATTATTATAAATATATTCTGTAACGCTATCCCACTCATCTGGTTTAACTGTTACGGTGTTACTAACATTATGACATAAATATTCTTTTGTACAAAGAGCTTTGTTTTTACCTGTTTGAACCCAATTTTTTTGTGTTTGTTTAACAATTTCCAACATTTCTACTGCTGGTAATTGGTTTTTGAGTTTGGATCCGTCAGGTACTTCTATTGGAAACTTTATAACTTCATCAGTATTATTTGCTGACCAACTAGATTTTTCACACGCTTGAGGATTTAGTTTTTTAAAATGTTGGTACGGAGCTTCTAAAACATTAGCCTGTACATGACGTATATAGCGTTTAGCATGATGAGGGTGGATGCCCGAGCTTGTACCCAACATCGAACTAGAAGTTCCCTCCGGTTTTAAGCATGTTACTCTAGCAGCTTGATTAATTTCTATTGCTTTAGCCATTAATTTATTTGTTTCGACTGCTATTTTTGCTCCGTTCTTTAATACCTTTTCTGTTAAAACTAATTCATGTTTTTCCATTGTTCCAGTCAAGGAAACACCTAGTAGGGCTTCTCTTTCAAAGATTTCTTCACTATTTTTCCCTAAATATTCTAGTTTTGTAAAACCAGCTTGTAGGGTGCCTATAATAGCAGCAGCTTTGCATCTTTCATAAAAATCATTTTCATCTTCAATTGAAGAACAATTGATAGTAGATAAATTACATCCTTGCCATCCAGACTCTCCTGTTTTTTCATTTACGGGATATAAACTAATTTCTACACAAGGATTAAAAACCATCTCTGTTGAATCGCTCCAGATAAATCCTGGTTCTCCAAATTCCTTAACACTATTCATCAATTCTTGAAATTGCTCAAATTTTGTTTCGTCTTTTAATAATAATGCGGAGTTATTGCTTCTTGCTCTTTGTGGGTTTTCTATGTACCAGTTTCCAGTTTTAGCTTTAGCCATTTCTTCATCGTCTGGACTAAATAATGCTAGACTAGCCGATCTTCTTACTCCACCACTTAAAACAGCATCACTACTATGCATCACAATATCATATGCGTCAATTGGTCTAAGTTTTTTCTGTCCATTATTAATGCAGCGATCTAGTAGTGCTCGTATTTTTTCTAATCCGTTTGCTAATGGTTCATAGCCCGGAGCTTTGCCCACTCCACTGGCGAGAGATGATCCTTTAGGTCTAATATTACTATAGTCAAATAGTATGTGAGAGTTTTTATATTGTTTGAATTCTTCTACAGGCTTACTGAAATAAGAACTTAAAAGGACACCCAAAGCATCAGCCCATCCTTCGATACTATCGTCGATAACATATTTGACACCCTGATCTTCTGGAGGATTATGTTCTAATGTTGGCAACTTAGCCACATGATGTTTTTGTACACTAAACCCTGTGCCACTACCACACAATAATAGCCAGAAACATTCTTGAAAAAATCTTAATCTATCACAATAGCTTGCAGTACAGTTATATAGTTTTGCATTACGTTTTAAAATTGGTTCGCCACCGAATTGTAAACATCTTTGAGAACCTAATATTTTCTTTTTGTACATCATATCATATGCCCAATTAATATCATCAGATATACCAAAATTGGCATATTTAATATGCATCATATTTTTAACGCGTTCTACGGCTTCTTTCCATGTTTCTCTACGATTTTTATCTTCCAACCAACGAGCATATTTACTAACAAATGTATAATTTTGTAATTCTTGTAGAGCCGACATTTTATCTCCTGTGTTCTGTTATTAAAGTGAGAAAACCCAGTATTACTAGGCCATGAAAAGAATAATTTAAAAAATCTATATTATGAGTAATCCATCTATGATAAAAATATATTATAATATGTAAATAAAATGCTACCTTGTACATTACAATACACCGCATAATTGTTTCAGCCAAGAAAGATCTTGATCAACATACTGAATATTAATTTTACTCATTTTGACAAAAGTATCAAATCTTTTTTTTGCATCATTATCAAATAATTGTGTTCCATGATTATTTGCCATGATAACGGTCTTTATTCCTTCTTGCCATAATGCAATTATACAATCATTACAGCATTGACCGGTAACATACGCTATTCCATTTTCTGGCCTTATGATACAATTAGCTAATGCATTACGTTCAGCATGTGTCATCCAGAAATATTTTTCTGGTCTTGATGTTGGTAATTGACTATCATCTAAGCCTTTTGGAAAACCATTATATCCAACACCTAGAATTCTATTATTAGAGTCCGTAATTACACATCCATGTTGGGTATGTATATCATGACTACGTTGAGAAACAACTTTAGCCAAACCTAAAAAATAATCTGTCCACGATGGTCTCATGAAAGTATTATAGTGAATAGATCTGAATCGTCAAGCCTTATTTTGTAATAAGCTTGTTATACAACACCAGTGTGAGTATAGATCCAGCAACTCCCATAATAATACCTGCTGGAGATACAGCGTCATAACTTCCTAATAGATACAGTATTGCTCCACCCATATAGGAACCAGCAACCCCTAATGCTACTGTTTTTACAAAACCGAAATTTTCTTCTCCTGGCACTATACTTTTAGCAATAGAGCCTACAAATAAACCATATACACACCATACTAAAATATTAAACATTTGCTGCCTCCACTAAGCATATAACTTCTTGATTATTTAAATTTTCTCCAGTATCTAACAAGGCGCTAACAAGCGCCAAACCATATTTTTCATATTCTTCTTGATTAAGTTTTTGGCGTAATATTTTTTTAATTCTCATTTTTGTAAACCATCCTCTGCGCAAACTATATTCTTTTATTTCTTGTCCATATAATTCATATTTATCAGATGACGAGCAGTTACTTGGTAATTTATTTTTATTGCATTCTTGTAAAACTCTAATCACTGTTAAAATAATACTGATAATCATTAAGATAGCTATTACGCTACCAAATTTTTGATCTTCTGATATGCCAGCTTTGACTAGTACTTTAGACGCTATAGCATTTAATTTAGGATCATTCATCTTAAGAGCCTTTTTCTATATACTGGTAATGATGAAGGATTGCCGGATTTAATTTTACACTCTGGACCGTCACAATAAGGTGCTTGGTGAAGCATTATGGGCGGATGAATAATTTCTTTGGTTTGAATAGGTGGTGGGGTCGATTCTTTTTTAGGTTTTTCATCTTCACAATAACCACAATCTACCATTTTGATACCATCTCCACTTAAATACTTACCGGTACCTTTGCATACTGGACAGTTTTTTCTTTTATATTTTACTTCTGGTTGTTCTATATGAGTAGACTTAATAATACCACCAGCCAATACAACAGAAGCTATTGTTGATCCTTCATATCTAGATCCATAAAAACATAATGATGCTAAAAGTACTACTGATATAAATTTCATTTTCTTTTTCTCCAGCGAGGAATCCATTTGCGTCGTTCTTCAACTGGCTTAAGAATATCTTCTGTAGTTTTTGGTACTACTAATTTTAGTACTGCTAGTATAAAATTTAATATTAAAGAAATTAATCTTTGTAAAGCTATTTTATCTAATAGTCTCATTATAATATCTCCAGTATATTACTATACACCAAAGAATTATAGGTAACTATCAAACCCGTAATCTGGTAATTTTTGAACAGGAAAGCCATCAAAATTGCTAAAAGCATAGGCACCATTTTGGGCCAACATACCTGCGGCAACATCACTATGAATTAAAAAAGATCCGTCTGGAACTGGACCCCATTCTGGATGACCACCATCATTCCATTTACCCCAAGAGTTTTGTACCAAAAAACTTAAATCTCCACTAGTATCATCACAAGCTATCCATGCCATAGCATGGGCCCAACTTCCACTAACTTTAGCAAATCCCTTTTTATCTCTTGTGTTACTGAAGCCATAACTAGAACACACCGCTAATCCATAACCGTTAGCTAATGCGTCTCGTGCTTCTTCTATTGTTTTTACAAGACTAACCGTTTTTATTTGATGGTCATTAGCAAGATCTATTACTTTGTCAGGTAAACCCCTACCTCCCCATCCTGCCCCCAAATTACCATTATATTTAGTTAGATCTACAATTCCTTTATAATCTTTTCTTACTAATATCCCACCAATTTTACTTACAAATTCTGCTGCTCTAGCACAACTCATGCCTTGACCAGCCCATCCGCGAGCACCATAAATTCCTTCGGTAGCGCCTCGTGCTATCCAACTTTCTCTTTCTCTATGAATATCTATTTCTATAGCTCTACTAATATCACAAGCATTTCTTGTAGCATGACTTACACAGTCTCCTGTTGTTTGTCTCTCATTATATGGGTTTTTATCAAACTTTAATACGCTTTTATATGGAACAGAGAGTTTACCTTTACCGCTGCCATTAATACGCTTTGCTCCATCTCCAAAATATGCATATTTAGATTCTTCTAATAATCTATTAAATATGTGTTCTTCAAATATACAACCACTAAATCCTTGACGATATCGATCATATAATTCTTTTGGAGATAATCTTGCCATTATTTAGACCCTTCATTACAAGCCCATGCTAATGCCTTAAAGCCATCTACAGCCTGTTGTCTTAATTTATTGTCTAACATTAAGCTATCATCTCCTAAACTAGCCACAATAACGCTGTTAGTCGCCTTGGCTAATTTTGGATATCTTCCTTTTATATCTAGCTGAAGCATAACCCCAGCCAACTTATTAGCCTGTCTAACCTCTTCGGTATTTTTTATTACCATATCTTCATTATCTAAACTTATTAAAGTAGCTAAATCATTATATAATGAGGCTAGTCTTAACCCATCCTTTTTTCTATCTTGATTTTCTTTGAGAGCATCAACTACGGTTTGACATTCATCTAATAATTCTACATTAGATGGTTTTTCTACAACAACAGTAGTATTATTAGAAGGAGAAACATTAATAATATTTGATAAGTCTGGCTTAAATAAACCTATCAGGATTAGTATAGCGGCTAATGATAGAACTAAGTTTTTCATACTTCTTCCTTTGTGCAAACTACTGGAGATAAATATGGGAACATTTGATCAGCAACCTTTACCGCTTCTGTACAGCCACACTCATTTGCTAAATCTCTTGTTTGTTTCCAACTAACAACCAACTTAAAGAAAATATCTTCTTTGCTTGTAACCACAGGTTTAACATTTGGCACTACTACTGCTACAGGAGTTATGGGTTTTAGTGGAGAAACGTTCTTCAGTTTTTCTACTAATCCACCCAAGAACTGTTGTGCTGGACTTAATTTATCCTTAAATAATACCCACAATACTATACCAACACCAGCATATAAGGCCAAATCCATTGGACCAACTTTACTTGCAAATTGTTCAAAACTTTCTGCGTAATTCATATTCCGGCCTCTCTTTTAATAAAAACACCAGTATTTCTAAAAATTGTAACGGTAGCATCAATAGTAGCACTCACCATGATCATGAGTATATTTTTGATGTACCTATGTATAATAGGTTCTATCATGTTTGGAACAAATGGGATATCTATTATTAAAAATATTTTATCATAAAAACCATTGAGAAGATCCATTGCTAATGTTTTTTTATCAGGTCCACTTAAGTCATTTCCAATAGCTTCTATTATTTGTACAATACTAGCGGTAGTTAATTGCAAAAGTTTCCACGCTTCAGCAAGAGCGAATCGCTGAACTTCTTTAAATTTATCTTTACTATTATTTATTAGTTTTTCTACTTCGAGTTTTATTAGATCTTGACTTGACATTATTTTTTCTCCTAGTTATCTTAATTGGCTCTTGTTGTTTTATCAATTCGTTATTATTTTCTGAAACAATTTTTTTAATTTCATTACGTCCTTTTATATATCTAAATAAAACTGCTAGTTGGCCTATGATTAGTATAAGAGCTTCTAGACCCTTGCTAGTTTCTGCTATAAGATCTTCTTTTTGAGAATTATTGCTAATTACTCCTAATAAAAAAGCTCCACTAAATATAAAACTTACCAGAGTAAACCAAAATTCACTCGTTTTATAGCCGGGTTTTATCATAATATTATCTCTAGATAATGATGATATGCAATATATTTATATACACCAATACAGATCCTTCAACGATCTCAATTAGATCTCATTTAAATTGATATTTGGACTATCTGTTTATAAGATAGTCACGGTACCATCTTCATTTATAGTGAATTGACCAACAACACCGGAACCTTCTGAGATAGCTTCTGGTTTTACGCTAGATAATAAAGCTCCTAGTTTAGCGTGTAGTTCAAAAACTTCTTTAGCATCAGACCCAAGAGCCTCAGCAATTTCTGCTGGAGTAGCTCTAGGATTTTTCCAAAAATTATTAGCTCCTTGATTAAAGGCCATTGCCATTTGTTGAAAAGTTTGACGAGTTTGATTTTTGAGCATATTGGCCGCACGAACTGCTGGGTCTACTTCTGGAACTGATGGTTGGTTAAGAATACTCATTTTAATTTCTCCATATTTCTTGGTTGCTATATTTTTGTACTAGGAACTGCCCTAGTATCTTATTACTATCATGAGGAACTGGCAAAATTTGTGGTCTTATAGAATGTAGATTTGGAATTCTATGAACTCCTTCATCATCTTCTTTTGTATATTGCTCAACATTATTAAAATTATGTTGGAAATATGGTACGTCTAGATAATCATACACTCTTTTTAAGCTATGAGACGGATTTGAGGTAAGTTCATCAAATTCTAAAAACAATAATTTATCACCATAACCCCTACTAATAGCATCTTTAACTCTATTATAGGCCAATCCAACTGGTTGAGATGAATTTGACCAAATATCACATCGTCCTTCTACTGTTTGGGCTTTAAAATAATCGCTTTGTTCAAAATTCCACTGAGAGAATCCTGTGCTTTTGCGCCACAATTTTTCAAAACTACTTAATATTTCAGAAAGATTTCGTACTGGTACAATAATTTTGGGAGTTTGGCCCGTTATAAACTCTATCATTTCTATTAAACTTAGCCATCCTCGTCCTTTATCAATAATAATATTTTTATCTGTTGAATGATAGCTATTTAATATGTTTTGTAATACTCTTTTGAGCTGATTATAATCAACGCCTTCGGCCTGATGTTCAATTAATCTGTCCCATTGATTTCTTACATTAAATAAAATATCATGACATCCACTAGTAGCTTTGCTAACAAATAAATTATTGTTTTGAGCTAATATATTGCACAATAATGTGCTACCGGAACGAGGTAGGCCGCTAATATAATAAAAGTTTTTCATATGTATATGATAGAATCAAAAAAAATTTTTCAAAGTGCTAAGTCGATATTATTGAATTCTTCTAAACTAATTGTTTAGCCATAGGAGATCTCAACACCCTCAACATGAGCAACCCATCGTATAGTTTCTTCATCTTTACCAGTTACATTTATCTGTAGTGCGCTATTTGAGTTATCGGCAGTAATCTCTACATCATAAGCTATATCATCTTTAATATCTGTGCCAAGCGTACTTACGGTGCCAATCAAACTGGTTGTTCCATCTTCATTCTTGATCGCAACTTTACGAATACAATGAACAGCTTTGCTACCGCCATTAATAATACCAGCGATATTTATTGTAGCAAATAGTGCTTTACCAGATGGTATAGTTAATTGAATACTACTTCCATCTAAAAATAATGTGGTAGCAGTATTGCTTGAGGTAATATTTCGTAAAACAAAATCCACACGTTGGGCGTCCCCATTATTTGCGAATGATCCAGCAGAGTTTGCTTCCATACCAAAACGGTCTGCGACAGCATTAAGACCACCATTGACTGAACTGTAGTAACCGCTTGCGGTGTTGTTGAATCCGCCGCTGACTGCGCTGCCAGTTCCCGCGGCGACGTTAAATGAGCCGCCGCCGACTACGCTGTAGTTGCCGCTAGCGGTGTTGTTGGTACCGCCGCCAACGGTGCTGTACCAGCCGCTGGCGGTGTTAAATGAGCCGCCACCTACGGTGGCGCATTCTGCGGCGGCTGTGTTAACACCGCCCCCACCGATAGTGCCGCCACCGCCGCTGGCGGTATTGTTCAAGCCGCCGCCGATTGTACTGAAATTGGCAGTGGCAGAGTTATTATCTCCTCCTCCAACTGTGGCCCTACCACAGAAGCTAAGCGTCGGATCAGAACCACTAGCGGTATTATTATTTCCTCCACCAACTGCGCTGAACCAGTTGGTGGCAACATTATCTCTTCCGCCATTGATCACGCTGTATTGGCCGCTGGCAGTATTGTTTTTGCCTCCGGTAATAGCGCTATAAGTTTTGCTAGCGCTGTTCTGTGCGCCGCCACCGACTACGCTGTAGTTGCCACTTGCAGTGTTGTTGCTGCCGCCACCAACTGTGCTTCGGCCATATTGCGCCCGATTAGTTGCAGTATCACGTTCACCAGAAGTAATGTTGTTTTTGCCGCCGCTAATGGTGCTGTACCAGCCGCTACTGGTATTATTCATTCCTCCACCAACGGTACTACGAGGAGAGCTACTAGTGTTGTCTGATCCGCCACCAATAACGCTACCATCTCCACTAGCAACCATATTGCCACTAGCTCTTATTAGTTGCCAATCAACAGCATAAGTTCCTCTAGGATCTCCACCACCATCTCTTTGTAAAGCTCCATTTCCGCTGGGGCTAATAATTATATTACCACTAGAACTACTAATAGTATTATTATCTAAAATAAGATTATCTACACTAATAGACCCTACAACATTTAATCGATTGCCATCAAATGTTATATTACTTTCAGCATTAATACCAGTACTAGTACCTGTGCTAGTAAGCAATCTATTATCACCACTATTGCTTATGGTTGGAAGCAAACCGCTAACACTACTATTAAAATTAGTAATATCGCTGGCAACATGATTATGACCAACAAAACTTACTCCTGATGTACTAATAGTTAAACTATTAAGATTATCATTATAAGATATATTAATGCCTGATCCACTAACTAAAAAACCATTTCCTATAATATCTTGTATATCTTCTGGATTAATGACAATATCACCACCATCTCCACCGATATATGGTAAACTATTCCATGGAGTTATTCCATCTCCTATTTTTAGCTTTTTTGTATCTTTTTCGTAGCCTGGCTCTCCTAGTTTTAGTATCTCTCCACCAGGCTGTGGTTCGCTTGCTGCCCATTCAGCTGCGGTCCCTCTTCTTAATTTTATTATAGTGTGTTTATTTGACATATTTATATACCTTTATTAAATGAATTTATAGTTGTGCAGCCGCAACAAAGCCTTGGTCAATTTGTTCTTTAGATAAGCCTAGATATTGAGCTAGACTTTCTATTAAAGGATGATTTCGTTCTATATATGGAGCATATTCCCACTCTATTTTTGTTTTTTCTCTTAATTTTAAATCATTAATTGTATTAATTGCGTCTTCGACACTATTAAGACTAATATTATTATCTATTAACCATAATCTTATTTGACGAGCGCTAATAGTTTCTGGAACAACAACTGGAATAGGAACCCAGGTTCTAACTATATCAACGTATGGCTTATCTAAGTTTATAATTCTTGCGCTAATATCTTCTATTGTATTTTCTGGTTGAGTAGGACTGTCATTACGAATAATATAATATCCAGCATCTATTAAGATATTAGTATCAAAAGTTTCGCCAGTAATTGCTGTGCCATTACTAAGAGTTAATGAGGAAGGATAAGAGTTAGTAATTTGCTGATTATTTATATTATAATACATTGTACTGCCCTATATTTAAATTTCTGTAGAATCTATTACTTGTTTCCATACTCTTATAACGTCAGCATACGGATAATCAATAGTGACCTGTCTTTTTAAGATTTCTTCTTCATAAGCGTCAGATGGTTTGGCTGGACTATCCGTTCTGATACTAAAATAACCATGATCAGCCCATAGATTTATGTTATCAGCAGAGTCGAAATTGATATAAAATTGACCATCAGACCCAATACTGTTTTTAGGTAATTTACTGATAATAATATTATTTTTTCTATCATAAAACATAATTTATTCCTTAGTTGGTTTTTTTGCCCATATAGTGACCCTGTACTATGCCAACCCCCATACTTCTTAATAAGACTAAATATTTACCAGAAGAAAAAGTTGGTAATGGATTATACCAATCTGTTACAAAATTAGAATCAAAAGAAACTGTTGTGGTGGAGGACACCGTTATTTCTAGCATCACATCTACGCTTCTGTTTATTAAATCCCAACCCGTTCCTTCTGTAAAGTTTACGGCAGAACCATTCAATGTTAACTGTTGAATTTGTCTATCAACATCATAGTTTATAGCAACATTACCGCTAACAGAACCCAGAGATAGTATTGGTGTTGGTGCCGATAGACCATCTTCTATTATCATATATCTATTATAACTTAATTTACCATTTGAATATAAGACAAGACTATTATCTAATTGATTTGGGCCAGAACTTGTGTGAAATGTCATTCTAGTAGGAGTATATAAATTAACACCGGTGGGCTCGCCATCTGCTTGTGTTAATATTCTACCAACAACAGAATTCACTCCACTAGCATTAAGAGTAAATGTTCTGATAACGCTAAGAGTATCATTATTTATAACTCCGGATGGACTATTCAATGTACCCCTGTTTCTGATAAGCTGTATTCGTGCTCCGGTGGTAGGCTCTATATTATCATATGCTTCTAAATTACATAGCGCACTTAGTCCAGTATGACCAACACTATTATCATATATTAATTGTAAAGAACTAGTTAAATCATTAAATCTAAGATAAGTTTCGGCATTAATATCAGTGTTAGCACCACCACTAGTTAATAATCTATTATTACCACTATTAGTTATTTTTGGTAATAGTCCACTAACAGCACTATTGAAATCAGTAATATCTAAAGACTGGTGTTGATGACCACTAATACTAACATTAGTTCCATTAACACTCAGTGTTGAAAAATTTCCACTACTACTTGGTATCCACAATGAATTATTGCTATTATATTGTAAAAATTGACCATTAGAAACTCCACTAATAGCCACATTGTGTAACTCTTCTAATTCAAAACCATTTTGAACTCTTACTTCTATTATGCCTTCATTTTGATGAGTTCTTATAATAGTACCAATTGCCACCATATGATCGGGAGCAGATGGTTTCGTTTTTGTTAAGCCTCCAGCAACTGTGGGACTTAAGTATAGAGTAGTTCCATTAACATCTCCAGTTGGGGCAGTAGGATTAAACTGATCAGTATCTAGTCCGGTTAAAGCTCCAAAAACAATAACTTTCCCGGTACTCATATTACTAATATTTTCTGCTGTTAATCCATAAGTTTTACTACTTGTTAATTCACCACTAGCTTGAGCTAAAGAGATTGTGGGCATATCTCCTTGACCACCGTTAATATAAACAGCAGTCATTTTTGGAATTGGCGAACCAGTTTTATTGAATACTGTTGTAACTAAAGATTTAGCCTCATTTAATAATACTCCTGATCCAGTAGCTTCTATGGTATAAACTCCACTAGCATTATTAACATTTATACCAGTGCCAGACAGTATGTTTTTCACTGGAAGTAATCCGCTAACAGCACTATTAAAGTCTGTTATGTTTGTTGATATATGATTGTGTCCAACAACACTATAGTTGCCGCTAGGCTGTAACCCTGTAACTGAGATTGTATATGTGTTATTATTAAATGATGAATTAACATATCCAGAACCACTAATGCTTGGTAATAAGCCACTGACGCTGCTATTAAAATTAGTAATATCATTCGCTGTATGATTGTGTAATTTATCTAAACTATAATCTTTCCAAGATGCTGAAAATATACTATTTCTACTATAAACTCTATAAAGATAGACACCAGATAATCTATTATAAAGTGTTCCTCCTATAGAGGTACCATTAAGTCCACCCGCTCCACTAGGCTTAATAACTACATACCAGTCTCCGTGTGTTGGAGAAGGAGGATCCGAAATTGTAGTTAGTAATGGTGCTGTAAAATCTGTTGGAATTATATATTGGCCGCCAGGTTCAGCAGTCGTATTGGTAGCACTTATAATTTGCCATCCTAGCTTATTTTGTGCTGCATATGATGAGGCTGTCAATATTGCTCGACCAAAACTAGTAGAATCAATAATATCTGTAGAGGGATGAGTATGACCAACCAGACTATAATTACCGCTTGGTTGTAATCCAGTTACGCTAATAGTATATGTATCATCTATTAAGTTAGATGATATATAATCACCACCAACAATTGTTATAGGATTGGTTATGCCACTTCCAATTAAATTACTAATTTCACCAAAAGTAATTTTTTTAGTTGTGCCACTACCAGATGGATCATCCATAAATACTAAGATATCATCATTAGATAATAATCCACTACCTTCTGGAAGATCTTTAAGTCTTATTATATTAATCATGGGCCTAGTACATCCACTGAGACATCACCGCCATCAATATCTCCGCCACCACCATAATAGTAAGTTACATCATCAAATCTGTTATCAAACTTACTTTCAATATTTGTTATAGTAAGATTTTTAGGATAATTACCCCTAACTAATCTTTTACTATAAAAACCAGTAGGTAATGCAGAGCAGATAGCATATTTATTATTAATTGGTTTGGTGGGATCAATTGCTATAATATCATTAGCCATAATTATTTTGCCTTTATTTAATAGAGTTATTTAACTATACACCTAATGATCAATTCTGTCTTCAAGAGCCTCTAATGTTTTTCCCAGAGTAGCTATTTGAATCTTAAGTTCGTTCATAACTTCTGTATTTCTTTGTAGTGCGGAAGCGAAGGCTGCTTGTGTTTCTTTATTAATAGCCAGTCGTTCCATAATAAACTGACGATCTTGATTATATGGACTCTCATTTTTAATTAATTGAGCAACCTCACTTTTTGTGACCATATTACGACCTATGGCAACCCAAAAACCCATCATAGTCACAATAATACCAATACTAGTAGTAGCAAGATTTTCCCAGAAATGAATAATAGTATCTGTCATAAATAATAATTCCCATAAAAATATAAGCTAGCGATATTATATACCACTAGCTTATATTACACTAAAACTGATTATAAATTCTCAATACATCAGCCAGTTTTTTCTTTATATGTATCATTGACAACATTAGATCCTGAAGACATAAATGTTAAATTACCTGGAACAGATCTAGTTGGTAAAGCAGCATTATCGTCTGCAAAAACATCTACGCTCACAACAGGATATCCAGATTCGAATTTACCAGTATAGTCATTCCATTTGTTTTCACGAATAGCAGACGTAAAGCGTCTAGTTCTAACGCCTTGAACATAACTACTACCATTTTTAACTTTTTGATAATGAATACTATGTATTAAGTTGGGAACCAAGGCTCCACTTAATAAGAAAGTATTAGCTGATCCATTGATATTAGTAGTAACTCTTTTTGAAATTGGACCAGGATTGTTATATGCTAATGCGCCAGAACTGTATACTTTGTCAATATCATTAGTATCAACAACAGCAGAACCAAAAACACCAGCATCATATCTTGAAACTTCTACTCCATCTAAAAGATTTGTATTAGATGCTTTTGCTACAGATCCACCATTTCCGCCAGCACCACTAGCAGTAGCATTTGGAGGAACTGTATCATATGGATTACCATTAGTTTGAATTGCAACTACTTGTGAAATAGCCATTTTTTTCTCCATTAAATTAGGTAAATAATCAATAATTTTTACACCAATCACTCTAAATATATTACATTTTAGAATTAATCAAATAAATATAATCAATTTAAATATTAGTATTTTAGATAAATTTAGAGCCAATTAATATAATCACATATTAGGAACAAGAGTATAGAGGTATCTCAATAGTTGTAATATCTGTTACATCATCAAATATAGATCCAGCAATATGAATTTGAACAAATTTAAGACCATCATTATCTAAAACTGCGGAACATATTAATGGAATAACATTACCATTCGTAACTTCAGTATCGTCCAAGCCTCTATTTCCAGAAATATTATTAACCAAACAGTCAGTTATTGGTATAATAATATTGTTAGTAGCAAGAGGAGTATAATTTATAGATACTTTTTTAAACGCTAAAGCGTTAGATTGTGAAAAAGTTACATTTGTTAGAACATCTCCTACCGCATATTCATTAGGTACATAAGTTGGAATGGGATCCTGAGATCCACATAGTTGAACAGGAATATTAAATGGTATTTTTTCAGATATCACTGTAAAAGGTAATCTTCCTATGGTAAAGTTTAATGCGGAGCTTAAACTACCAGTTGGAGACATATAGACATCTAAAATTACCTGTAAGCCAATACAAACATCTTCACATTCTTCCTTAGTATCATAAAGAACTACCGGATCTCTATGAGGAAATATAGAGTCTAAAACATTTTGTGGTATAGTATGAAATTTTCTGCATTTTTTAATCGATAAGAATGGATGATTAGAATCTTCTGGTCCTAAACATGTCCAACGAATACAACGAGCAGGAAAGAACACCCCGATACCGCCGGTCGGCTCACCATCGGGGTCGAGTAAATTTTCATTAACTTCATCAAGCTTATTTTGAGCTAATTGCATAATTTCATTAATATAGTTTTGATCAGCATTTTTGCAATTATCATCTTCTGAGCATAGCCAAGGCATAGTTTCGACTACTTGAGGTGGTCGTGGCGAACCATCAGGATTATTTGCTGCGCTAAAAAAATATTTTAAAGTTAATGTTTCATTGTCTGTTTTCCAATATCGATCTTCATTATTCAGTTCTGGAATATTTTCTAAATCTACACAATCATAATATAATATTGGTTTGTTTTCGTCATCCTTTTTTATTTCCCATGTTCTATGGTTAGAGCAATCTGCTTCAAAATGATAAACACAAAACTTTTCACACTCTTTACAATTGTTATCAACTGAACATAATTTACGATTACGATTGAGTTTATTATAATAAAGCTTTTGTCTTGACCTATTCATAGTAGTTTTTCTATTGGTTTTTTATAATAATTAATTTTTTTGTTTTATCGTCTGGATCTAATTCTAGATTAGGAGTATAATCTTTAGATGGAACATATACGCTCTTATTTACATTCTCTTCTAAACGTCCACTACTATTTAAATTATTAACATAGGTAGCAGGATGCTCACCAAATTTATCCCATTCTCTAACCCATCCAACATTATCTATAAAAAATATTTGATTACCTTCTTGGTCGGTGGGAGTTAATAGACTAGAATAAAAAACATTAGCATCAGAAGAATTTTCTTGTTTTATTGGATCAAGATTATATGGTCGAGACATATTTTTAGCATCAGAATCGGTAAAAGAGGGTATATCATTGAGGTTAATATCTCGTGTTGGTTTATCAAAAACTATGCTTATAGTGCTTTGTTCCATACGATTATTAAGAACCGCAGATTGCGCTATACTTATAGAAGATATATAGCATTCGTTGATTATGTCACAATCTGTAAATTGATAACAATAGCCAGTATATTTACATACTTTCTTATTATTATCACATTTTGGCATAACAGTAAAACTGCCTTGAATTTGATTTATTGTGTCTTGTAAAAGATTAGCTATTTTAATTTTATTTTGAATAATTATATTATCATTATGTGGCACTTGATTATTTTGAAATAGTTTAAAAAAATTATTCCACGTAAGAGAATTGAGATTTAAAACTTTCTCTAAATTATTTCTCATATATGCTACAGCTTCTTTTTTTGACCATTGTGTATTATAATCAGCTGGCATTTTAAGAGCTGGTATTATTGATGATTTGACATCGACTACTCTTTGCATACCTGGAGAATCTTTTGGTCCATCTGTTAGTGTAGAACTAAATACTTTATGATATTTAAGTTTAGCAAGAAGTTTTCCGTCTGGAATATTAATTTTATCAAAATATAATATAGCTGATGTTACTTCTTTAAAAGAGACTTTTATTACTATTTCTCTTTCTCTACTAGGATCAACTAGATTATTAAAACTACATAATAATTTAGCAGGCATACCCCTATTATCATCGTCTGGACAACTAAATGATTGTGTGCAAGGTCTCATGTCTAGATCTAATGCTGATGGCGCTAAATATAAACTTAACCTCATCCAATCTGTAAAATTTAATTCTACTCTATCTTTATTACCAGTATCAATACTAAATAAAAGATTGAATTTTTCTTTTCCTTTATCATATAAACGGAGTGTTTTACTACTTGGTAGTTTAAATGTTTTTGATTTATTATTAATATATGTCGTTATCCTAGATACGTTTTGTTCTTCAAAACATTGCTTAAATATATTTTCAAAATTACTATTTTTTATCGAATGTAGTTGTGTTTCGTAGTTGTTGAGATATATGCTTGGAGATTGGGCTGGTTTTTTTCTCCAATATCCACCACAGTCACCATCGTTTGCTTCTCGTTGTTCTTCTTTTGGAATTCCTTTATCATTAACAGATGCAGCATCAAACGCATACTCATCATATCTAGGTTCACCATCAGAAAACAAGCCATTATGGAGAATTATTAAATCAAAATCTTCTTTCATTTCTTCAATTTCTGCATCTGTAAAATTTTTTGACATTAATAATATATCCTGATTGGGTAATTGGGTGAAAATGTAATTATATTATTGTGTGATAATTCAGGAGATATTGATAGTGATCTATATAATATATTATTTCTACCAATAATAGATCTAGAATAATGAATAAAGCCATTGAAATTATTATTGTTGGTAATATTATTATTGGTACTATAATTTATAAATTGACCAAAATAAGTTATTAACTTATTATTATTTATAGTAGAATTAATAATAAAATTAGACATAATTAAGCTTTATGCTTTCTATTTGATTTGTACTAAATCCAAATGGTGACATTTTTTGAATATGTTGAATTTGATCATTTTTCCACACATTACCATTCACAATAGTATTAATACCTGTTTTATTATTTAAATAAGCACAAGCAATTATATTGTCATCAATATTATCTAAAAATAATCCAGTTGATGGATAAACAATATTTACACCACACTCTAATAATATTTCACAAGCTTTAATCAATAATTGGTGATCAAATTTGCGATATTCTAATATATATCTAAGTTGAATATTATGATTATTACATAATGCTATATTTTTTTTAATATCATCTCTAAATTTAGCGTATTTTCTATTTACTACGTTAAAGTATGGCATAGTAACACTGACAAAATTTATGCCAATATTTATTGTATCTACGATTAGATCCTGTCTACGCTCTATATCAGAAGAAGCTAATGGATAATCTACAAAACAACCTAGTTGAATTTGAGATGATAATGAACAATTTTTTTTTATATATTTAATATGATGAATTGTTCCAAGAATACTAGATATTGGATACTGAATAACTGTTTCTATATTATTTTTAATATCGATTTCTTTATCGTCAATATTATTAAGATAATATTCTATAAACATTTAGTAAGTTTTTTCTTAATATGATCAATAGATTGATATGGACTTTCTCCAAAAATACCATCAGCAAAACCATAATACACCGATTCTTCCGAATTTAATATCCAATCAGATTTATTAGATAATTGAGAAGTTATATGTTTTTTTACCATAGATCTCTTCCAGCTTTTTTCTTTAGCCATTGGGGATGTGATACTTTTTTCCGTAAAAATATCAATCATTTTAGAAGCTTCTTTTTCGGTCCATTTTAAATTACTCAATGCCGCTTTGTGTTCGCCATCCAAAGTTAATGAGCCGTAATGTATTAACATATAAGCATTGGGCATTAAAATTCTAATATCAGCAGCTTGAAAAATAACACCGCTAGCAGACTCGGCTTTAGCATAAGCTAAACAACCAATTGGAGATTCTGATTGTTGAATAGCGTCATAAATACCCAAACAATCAGACCAGTCTCCTCCAGGCATGTGCATATGAATAACTATTGGATCATATGATAATGTATTTAAATATCTTAAATTTTTTTCGAAAGCCACAGCACATCGATAATCAACACCATTTTCGTCTTCACTGTCCATTAGGTAAGAATGCAAATAAATTTCTCTATTTTCTGGATCAATACCATAATGGTGCAAATTTGTAAGTTTTTGTTCAAAATTAGATGTCATAAAAGTATTTCTTTGATTTTATGATTTATAGTATCCATAACTTTACGATCTTCAAATGCTTTACCAAAAGAAATTCTAAATCTATATCTTGTAAAAATATCTAATGTTTCTACACCACTAATAGATTGTAATAATTCTGCAACAGTTTTAGTAATATCAAAATTAGTATGCCCAATCCAAAAATTAAAAATTTTAGTGCAATCTGTGTGTTCATTGAATGGGATGATACCCATAGTTGTTGCTAAAACATTATTTTTTTTGTATGTAGGTTGTTCTATATATTCTTCATTATCCTCGATAATAGTGCTTTGATCATATCCTGGCCATTCAACAGCATCTGGATCACTACCATATGGATCTACCCATTTTTCCCAAATGATAACTGGTTCAAGATTTAACATTTTTTTGAAAAGTTTCTAGTGGTTTAATAATAGCTGTATTATTGTTTAATGTATAATAATGATTTAGTTTATTTAAAATAAGATTAATAAAATGTTCATCGATATTATTCTTATCTTGTAAAGATTTAATAATAGCGTTAAACAATAAACCATTATTTATGGCATATAACATAATAGCAATTTGATTAGCACTATCATCAGAATAGTCATTATGATTAATAATAGTTTCAATACTGTCGTTGTCTATATGAAAAATTAGTTTAAAAATATTTTTAGATTTAGATTTTTTGCGGGAAAATAAATTAAACATATTATAATCCATATTTTATAGTGTCACCAATAATTGATAATTCATTTGGAATATTGGTATCTATAAAATTAAAAGTTTTCCAAAAGTATCCATCATGAGTATCTAATGGGGGTAATGTTAAACCATATAGTATATTTATATTATTATTATCAAATAAATTATTTAATATATCATTATTAATAGCTAATAATTGTACTCGATCTTCATAATTATCTATATATTTATCATTAATAAATATAGTTTTAATAAATGTAATGATATTTTTTTGTAAATTTTTATAATTATTTGGTGTAAATTTTGGAAAAATAATCTTATTTTGATCTATAGATAAAATATATTTTTCATTATTTTTTAAATTGGCACTAACTATACTTAGAATAATATTAATCATATTAATTACTCATATTACGAATTTTATCAATGGCTTTTTTAATCCCTTGTCTAACTGCTTCTCTAGTAATAGAAAATTTTTGACCAATTTCAGCAAATGTTTTATTTTCAAAATAATACATTCTAATATATTCACATTGTTTTTCAGATAAAATATTATTTTTTGGCGATAATATTGTTTCAAAATATTCTTTGAGATTTTTATCACTTTCTGCTTTTAATATAATATCAACTGGATTTTGCTTTTCAACACATAAAATATCTAATAATGAACATTCTTCAGTATTGTCAAAACCACTATGAATGTCTATGCCTCTTTTGCTTTTTTTATTTTTTTTACGACTAACATAGCTTTTTATAGCCCATATCGCACATTGATTTCGATATGAATATTTAGTTTTCTGTTGACCAGTTTCTCCTTTGCGGTCTTTATCCCATCTCCAATCTGCCATCATAATACAGTTGGCTACACTGGAAATAGCATCTTCACTCTTCAGCATTTCTTTACCGATATTTCCTGGAAAATTTTTGCCAAATTTAGAGATAGCTTTTTGTGCTAGATTAATGTAAAAATCTAAAGATTCAAACTGTATATTTTGATGATCCTGATAAGCAAGTTTTCTATTACCAACAGATACAATATCTATCATATATTTTCCTTATTAAGAAGTCCTAATTTAATTATTATTTGAAGTCTAAACTAATTACTTAGTTAATTTTTTCCATTGTTCTGGATCTGGTCTATCCGGATCGCCTGGTTTTGCAGGTCGATATTTTTTGCCTTCTCGTTCTTTTTTCTTTCTAATATTATCCCATAGTCCAGGTTTATCACCAGACATGGTTTCCTCAACAGGGGCGGTAACTATAGTATCGTCCTTTGAGGGTTGAAAAGTATAGTGCGGAAGATTTTTTATCTTAACTTTTTTTTTACGTTCAGATGCTTCTGTATCAGTCTCTGTGCGACCGAACATAACAAAATTATGGATTGTTAACATATAGTCTTCCGTCACAGCAATTTTACCCTGTAGCCAGCTTTCTGTCAAGGCTTCTTTTACCGCAGGATTGTCTAATGCTTGTAATATAATATTTGCATGTGTCGCAATAGATTTAATAGAACCCACACTCATTTCATAAAAATCATTTTTGTATTCCATAAGTTCTTGTTCTACTGTTTCTTGTTCCATCTCTTCAACCTGTGTAAAGTCTTGACCTTTAGATTTTTTAATTTCCATTAGTTTTTTCTTTAAAAGTTCTAATTCTATTTCTTTTTCAATTTTTTCCATTTCTATTTCTATTTGGTCATTTTCTTCTTCATCTTCCTTCATATCATTTTCATATTCATTATTCATTAATTCGCAAGCTTTAATATTTAATTTTTCTTTGGTAGCTTTTGGTAAAGCTGCGACAAATTCTGGGCCTTTCTTTTTAGCAAAGTTATAGAGTTTCTTTAAGAAAGCATCATAACTCATTTGACCCTTCATGCGACCAAAATTGCTGATAGCATCTGGAATATCTTGTGGACTAACAATTGGAAATGAGCGAGTTTGTGGAAATAAGAAATCGCTGTCCTTTAAATCGCTTCTTTTTTTGCCTTTGTATGTTTTTTGTGCAGCTTCTGACAATGTCTCATTTACTGAACCTAAAATATCTTTGATTCGCTCACTCATTATTTGCCCCTTTATAAATTAATTACCATGCTTTGCAAGACCAATATCTTGCTTTCCACTTTGGACCAGGATTATCACAATTGTGTCTAGCTCTAAAACTTTTTCTACGTTCTGGAATATTCTTTTTGATAGTCATATTAGGATCGCCAAAATTAACTTTAACAACATTACCATTTTCGTTTTTAACATAAACACTAAATTTTTTAGGACCATCTGGTGTTCTAAATGGCTTATTAAGAGTGACTTTACGGCCCTGATATTCTGATCCTAAAATTTTGCCTTCTTCATCATATATCTCTGAGGCTTCTATCTCCCATACAAACTCATCCCATTCATCATCCCATGAACAATTTTGTGCAAAAAGTTCATCATGAACTTCTTCTATTAAATTACCTTTTGTGCGCGTTTGACCTAAACAAATAGCTACTCTTTGTTTAGTATCTGGATAATCCTTTTTCATTGTCTCATTACTCATACAGCGAGACACATACTTATTTTTATCTTCGTTTTGTTTTCTTTTTGGAATGGGCATATATTATCTCCTTGATAGTATATTATACACCAAATAATTGGTCTAATTATTCATATGATCATATATAATATTAGCTGTTTTTTGCCATGTTAAATTTTGAGCAGTTTTTAAGCCATTATTATTTGTTCTAATATTATTTTTATATACATATCTCATATATTCAATAGCTTGATCTATCTGATTTTGTCCGATAGTTGCCCAGTTGCCGCTCTTGCCATGAAACCATATATTATCAATAGCTGATTCTATTTGATCAATATTAATTAGATAAGAATTATTACTATTACAATATTCTGTATGCGCTGAATAATTAGTTATAATAATAGGCTTATTCATAGCCATTAATTCTATAGCTTCATTATTCCATCCTTCACCCCTTGAAGGGAAAATACCACAATCAGCATAAGACATAACATTTGCTACAGTTTTTTGATTTGGTAATCTAGGGAAAAATCTAATTTTATCAGATAATTTACTATTTTTATAAAATTCTATCCATTTGTTAGTTTGTTCTGTATTCAAAAATGGATTATGATTCACCATCCATAGTTCTACATCATCATGAGATTCGAACGCACTATTAAATATTTCTATTAAAATATCATGACCTTTTCTAATTTCCCATTTACCTATATTAATAAATATATAAGTATTATTTTCTTTTTTATCTTCTGGTACTATTCCATTAAAAATATTAGTATCTACTCCTTGTGGACATACTACTATTGGTTTGGTAATACCATTTTGTTCTAAAACGTTTTTAGCCCATTCAGAAGGCATAAAAATTATATCTGCTAAATTATAACTTTTTTTATCTAGTTCTTGAATTTTGTCTGTTTCAAAAAATGATAATACTCCATATTTAGAATTACCATATGGCTTAGTAAAAAAATCATTACTATGCCACAGCTTAAAAGATGGTTGGTTTGGGTCAAAATGAATTTTATTATCAATACCATGTTTAATACAATCGGTATTCCAATCAGATTCTACATTAGGATGGGCTACAGGAAATAATACTGATTGATTATTTATATCAAATATATGCTTCCATATATTATATCCAGTAATACCATATCCAGTATAACAATCAATTGGCGAGACTATATTCATTTTTCATAAACCTTATTGTGAGTATTATTAACTTGTATAAAAGTTGTTTTTTTACCAAAATCTTTAATATTGTTAGCGCCAATATAAGTACATGCGCTTCTTAGTCCACCATAGATATCTTGTATAATATCTTGTGCTGTTCCTTTGTATGGTACTATCACGCATTTGCCTTCATCTGTTCTATAATCCGCCACTCCATTATGGTGTTTATTCATAGCATCTTTGCTACTCATACCATAATATTTCAATGATACTTTTCTTTTTGGTGAGTTATTGCCTGGATCAAAAGGTTGCCAAAATAAATAATCTGTATCTTTGCCTCCCAAATATTCATATTGCCATTCTCCTTCACACTCGTCAACACCAGCAAACATACTTCCCAACATTACAAAATCCGCATTTCCACCAAGAGCTTTCGCAATATCTCCGACTACTTTACAACCTCCATCGCTACAAATATGACCACCTAGACCATGAGCAGCATCGGCACATTCCATGACTGCGCTCAACTGTGGGTATCCAACACCAGTTTTTAAACGAGTGGTACAAACACTGCCTGACCCTATACCGACCTTGACTATATCCACACCTCCATGAATAATTAATTCTTCTGTCATTTCTGGGGTAACAACATTACCAGCCATAATTATAGAATTAGGAAAAAGTTTTCTTAAAGATGCTGCTTTTTTAACAAATTGTTCCGTATATCCGTTAGCCACATCTAAGCAAATATTAGGATATGGGTGATGATGTTGGATCGCACTAAATACAGTTATAGCCTTTTCAAAGTCTTTATCACTAGTACCAATAGAGTAAAATACTAAATCTCTATATATGATATTGCTTTCTTTATCATATAATTCTTGTTTATAAAAATCAATATATTCTTGTGCTGAATAGTGTTTGTGTAAACAAGTTATGGCTTGGTGCTTACCTATTGATTTAGCCATTTGCATTGTTCCAACAGTATCCATATTAGCTACCATAATTGGTGATGCTAATAATTTGCGCTTAGAATATTTGAACTTATATTCTCGCTGAATACAAACCTCGGATCGACTATTTAGTGTGGATCTTTTTGGACGTATTAACACATCATCAAAGTCCAACTTTAATTCATTAATTATTTTTTGCATTGAAGAAATACCATCTTTTATGAGTATCTATATTTTCAGAATTATTAATATGCTCTAAGTAGTGTTTGATTTCATCCCAATTGGAAAAAATCATTTGGTGAGGAATCATGCCGAATAACCAATCTGGAGCATGATTTTTACCTTGAGCCATATGTATTATGATAGGTTTTTTCTGGCGGTTTGCCAGACTTATTTCTTCATATGTTCCACAAGCATAGTGATCTAAATCCAAATTAACTACAAGAAAATCACTTATATCAACCAGTCTTAAGTCTACTGCTCGTATAGTTTTCATCATAGCAGATAATTCATCATATCGTCCCATATGTTTTAATTTAGTTTTGATTTGATGAGTATCACTATCTTCTAATCCTATATCTGTTGGTTTGCTAATAGGATTAAAAACTATCACACCTAAATTTTCTAGAAAAGGAGTTATACTATCTCTCCATCCAGTACCACGGTCAGCAACCCTATCCATAGCACCAGCAAGATAAACTCTTTGATTTTTAAGTCTATTCATAATAATTTATTTTGGCTTTCTGAATATCCAGAAATTATTCTGATATATTTCTATGTCTTTTCCCAAGGAATCTTCTACTGCCTTCCCAACATCCTTCCAGGTTATCATATCGTCACCGAACATGATTCCGCCTGGATTGAGCAACGGTATGTAATCTTGAATATCGTTCTTGACATCTACGTACTCATGCGATCCATCTATGTATATTAGATCGGCCATTAGTCTATAATGGGAAAGAATTATGGAACCGATATGACTTGTATTGGGTATTGGTACTATTATATCCTGCATGCCATGCTCTATGACATTGGACAAGAAATCAAAGTAAATCTGTGGGTATCCGTTCTTTATTTTAAGATTCCTTTCAGCATCGTTTTTACCCGTTGTCCAGAACTCTTCCGCTCCTAACCAAGTGTCAACACAATATATCTTTATGTCAAGTGATATACTTTTAGCGTGATGGGCCATATTGATAGCAGATGCTCCTAGCCAAGTTCCGACTTCGAATATAATGGATGGTCTAATCTCATCAATTAGCTTCATAAAGACTTCACTGTTGCTGTTCCATCCGGGAATTTCTTTGTTTCCAGATGGTACTATACCATCATATAAGTCGTAAGGATGTATTAAGTTAGCCATTTGTTTGTTCATCATCTAGATATTATTGATTATTTATAGTTTGTATGGAATGAGAAAGATTATAAATAGTCATATTTAATTGTATTAATTTAATATAAAGTTTTTATATTTATTAGATAGCTTAATATTATTATTAAATATATATAGCCATAATCTTTCAAAGATATAGCCTTCTATTGGATTAGTTTCATATGATACAAATTTAAGTAAAAATTCATAAAATTCACGAGGTCTACTCAATATAGCTTGTTTAGTACAAGCAAATTGAGCACCATATGTTACATTAACTGTTTGATTGATATCCATTTTAATACCAAATAATAAATCCATAAAATATGCTAAAAATAAACCATGTGGATGTAATGTTTTGTGTTTTCTATTTATAGAATATTCATTTTCTACTATGATAGTATTTAATGATAATATACCATTCTGTAAATTATTAATATTATCTATGATAGAATATAGATTACAACAATGAGGAAAAGGATTTCCTTGTAAGAAGATAGTAATATCATTTAAATTATTATAATTATTAACTATATGATACAAATATGTGTGAGCCTCTCTGCCAACGTTCGGTAATTTTATATTTAACTCATAGAATTTATTATATAGATAAATATTTTTAATTATAGGATTAGATTTAATATTATTTATCCAGTCTATATTTTCTTTATATCTAGATATGACAATATCAATATTTTGATAATTCATAAATATTCTAATAAAAAATAGTATACCATAATCTTTCTAAGATATATGCATGAACATCATCTTGTGAAGAAAAATCATATAATTTTTGATAAAATTTTAAATCATGCTGTATAATATTATCTTTTTTAACACCAAATATAGCTCCATAATTAAATTTAATAAATGTTGTAGTAATTTTATTATGTAAACCAAGAAGATCTTTTATATATGGTACTAAATAATCAATATTTTTAAGTTTATGTATTTTTCTAAAACGGTCTAATAAAGGAAATAAGCCATGATCTATATGAAAATATGGCATTAAATTATAATCGCATACATCCATATATATAGGATAATTTTTAATATAATTAGATTTATCGTATAAAATATGATTTGGTGGCGGAACATTTGAATTTTCAAGCCAGTATGTAGTTAATGGTTGAAAATCACGATAACCATGAATATCACAATATCGAATAATATCTATAAAATATTTAGAATGTTTAAATGGATCGGCCTGTGTAAATATTGTATAATCATCTAATCTATCATAATTATTAATTATATGATATAGATATGTATGTGATTCTCTTCCTATATTTTTTAATGGAATAACTTTATATTTACTATTATTTAGATCATAGCCTTTATTATAAATAATAAATCTATCTAAATCAGTAGAAAAATATTTATTTATCCAATCTACATTTTCTCTATATTTTGCTATTACTATTTTAGTATTATTCATATAGTATTATATGCTTTTTAAATTGTGGATGATATTGAAAATCATGAAATCCAAAAGAATGAAATTGATTATAGTCACCATATTCTGTAGAAAACTGATATGCAATTTCTGGAGGTGCATATAAACAATTATGTTCAATAAATTTTTGTCTTGCTTGTATACATAATGATACATCATCTGGTAGGGTAGTATCTAGATCATTTATAATTTTAAGTTGGGTATCAATAAATTTTTGGCTTTTTAGACAAAAGCCACCATTACCACACATAAAATAATACCAAGGCCACGCAGCACCGATATAGTCATAGTTTAAAAATTCATCTGTCCAAGCATCTGGATTCACTATAAATCCATCCCAATGTATTGTTAAATAAAAATTTGATCTACCAGATAGATAGTATGGTAATTTTTTTAATACAAAATAATCATAATCTTTAATAGAATTTAATTTATCTATATATATTCCAGATATTTGTTTATTAGTAATAAGGTGTGGGGTATCTGTAAAAAATAAAATTTCTTTGAAAGAGCATTGCTGCGTACAAATTTCTATTGCTTTCTGTGTTTCGTTTATTCTGTTAGAACTAATAGATAATAAAACGATATTACTTAAATCAAGCATATATTATATCCCCAGCCTGTTTCATCGCTGCTCCAATTATCTGATGCATATCATAATACTTATAAGATCCTAATCTGCCTCCAAAAGTAATATTATTAAGATTTTTTGTTAAACTTTGATATCTATTATATAGATCTGTATTATGCTTATTATTAATTGGATAATAAGGTTCGCTATTTTTAGTGAAATTGGCTGGAAATTCCTTAGTAATTATAGTATGATGATTAATTAATTTATTATTAAAGTGTTTGTGTTCTATAATTCTAGTATATGGTATATTTTCTGATGTATAATTAATGATAGCATTACCTTGATAATCTTCTATATTTATTTTTTCTGTTATGAACTCAAGACTTCGATAATCTAAATTACCATATATATAATTAAAATAACTGTCTATACATCCAGTATAGATTATATGTTTTGCTAAATTATTCCAATAATCTTTATTTAAAAGATAATCAGTTTCTAATACTATTTCAATACCATCAATCATATTTAACATCATTTGAGAATAGCCATCTCTAGGTATACCCTGATATATATCATTAAAATAATTATCATCAAAAGTTAATCTAATAGGTAGTCTTTTAATAATAAATGATGGTAAATTTTTTGGTTCTGTATTCCATTGTTTTTTAGTGTATCCATATATAAATGTATAATAAATTTCTTCACCAACTTGACTTAGTATCCATTCCTCTAAGTTCTGTGGATTTTCAATTGGTATTCTTTCTTTTTCTAATTTAGTCTTAGCTTCTACTGGATTATTAATTCCCCATAATTGATATATAGTAAATAAATTTATAGGAAAAGAATATATTTTATTATTATAATTTACTTTTGGCCTATTAATATAATTATTAAAAGTACAGAATTGATTCACATAATTCCATATTTTTTCATTAGAAGTATGAAATATATGAGGACCATATTTATGAATATCTATACCATTAATATTCTCTGTATAGCAATTACCGAAGGGGTGATTTCTTTTTTCTATTATTAGACATTTTTTTCCTTTTGATTTAGCTATATTGGCAAATGTACAAGAATATAATCCTGCGCCTACAAATAGAAAATCATATTTCATATTATTTACCTAAAAAATAACTTAATAAGTTTTTACTAACTATAGTAGGCTCTATATGTTGTAATTTAATATGCGTAGAAATTATACCTACTATAAATCCAATTACTATTAATAGTTGTAGTTTTATGGAGCTCATTTTAAATAAATAAATGTATTATATTTATTCCATGAGTCACTAATTAATTCTGATATAAAAGACCAATTTCCTCCGGCCAATCCACTACCGAATTTTGGAGCATGAATTTCTACATCAAAATCACTATTTTGCTTTAAACTAGAAATATAATTAGTTATTTCGTTTATACAATAAGATAATGCTATATAATTTAATGGTCTTGGATTTTTTGTTGATATAATACCATTTTGTGCTATCATATTGGCAAAAATAATTTGGTGACCATAGGATTTATTAGTGTCAGCAATAACAAATTGTGTTTTGCCTAATTTTGCCGATTTTCCAAGCATATGAAAATTTTCGCCAACAATAGGATAATAAATATTTATGTCTTTAGTAAAACCACCACCAAAAACATTAATATTATTACACACATGAGGAACTATAACAGTACAGCCATTAACTTCTGCATTAATACGATCTTGAATAGATTCAAAAATATTTCTTTTAGAATAAGAAATGTTTTGTTTTTGACTATTGTGTTGTTTAATTTTTGTCATACTATTTTATTCCATTTATTTAATGGACACTGTTGATCTGCCCATGCTAATTTATTCATAAATATTTTTTTATTATTTATATTACATCCACAAACATCACATTGAGATAATTCTATATTATATTTATCACAACTTCTACATATATTATATCTTTCCTGTATTTGTTTTTTACTACATTTAGGAAATCCAGAATATATATGAAATATTAATGATTTAATAAATGTTGTTAACTTTAACAAATATTTATTCATGTTTATAAAGATCCCAATTTTTCCAGTCATCGTCATCCTCAATAATAGATTTTTTCTTATGTTTAAATTCTTTATTGATTTTTTGTTTCAAAAATTGATCTTCATCAAAAAAATGCTTTTGATGTTTTTTCTGATCTTTATTGATTTTTTTTCTGTTGTTTTTTTGATTATCGTCGTAATTCATAATATGGCTCAATACAAATTATCATAGAAGCAAATATCAGAAAGTCAAGTGGTCTTAAAAAATTCCTGACTTGACAAATAACACATTCATAAATATATATTATGCAGGTCCGGGATTAATATACTAATACAGTACTGGGTTTATAATCCCATATCCTTCATATTCTCTCTTACCAGCGTATCTTTCATTTTTCAGTTTCGTTGTATTTTTCTTGAATAAATTTATGTAGTCTTGTTTATTTTTAAGTTGTACTTTTCTATGTTGTTTGTTATAGGATAATGCCAAACTAGCACAACCAACAACAAATGGATTAGCCATACTGGTTCCACTCATTACTGCATAAGTATTATCTGGTACACAACTCATTATATCCTGTCCAGGTGCTAAAAAATCTAATTCTTCTCCTTTGCAAGTAAAATCTGACCTATCAAAAAATCTATTTATTGAACCTATTGCTATTGTTTCATCATATCTTGCTGGATACATTATTGGACTATTTATTCCGCTATTGCCAGCAGCACAAAAAATAACACAACCCTTATTAATAGCATATAAAATGCTATTATATAGATCTATTGAATGATCTGGTGAGCCTAAAGACATAGCAATAAAATCACAATTATTATCAGCAGCAAATTGAACTCCTTTAGCAATTATTTTATTATTTCCACTACCATCACCATTAAGGGCTTTAATTGGTAATATTTTACTTTTTGGTGCTATGCCAACAATTCCTAACCCATTATTTTCTGCTGCAATAGTTCCAGCAACATGAGTACCATGACCATTATCATCAATTGGATCTTTCTTAGGATTAATTAAATTAATACCTTGTATTAAATTATTTTTTAAATCTGGATGATCAATATCGCAACCTGTGTCTATTACTGCGATCCTTACGTTATCTCCGTCACTTTTATTCCATAATTTATCAATATTAAATTTAGTTATTTCCCATCCTAATATTTGACACTTATCAGGGGATAATCCATATATATTTTCTCTATAAAATGGCAATAAAGAACAATCATTTTTTTTCATATCTATTCTCTATTATCCATGATCTAAATTTAGATATTCTGGTATGTCCGCTCTCGTCTGTGAATGTTGAGTCTGGTTTCTTGTCTATAGCCATCACGCAGGAATTGATACCAGCGAGTTTGCCGTCAATAAATAAACCTCCTCCACTGTCACCGCTAGCAATTAAAAACTCCAGACTGGTATGATTTTTGGATCCTTTGCGTGTTGGTGTGCAAATTAATAAATCTTTATTTATTTCATCAATTTTATTATATCCTGCTCGTCTTTTATTATCAGATTGTTTTGCCCCAGTATTAAAAGTTCCATATATTCCAAACCCAGATATAGAGCATAATTTACCAATTTCATCTTCTTGTTCATACAAGGATGGATAAAAATTCATATTAAAAGATATATCAGAATGACCAATTGCTATATCACACAAACCAAAAGTAGAACTAAATTCTGGATGTATTATCATTTTTTCAATAATAATGGATTTATCATCTATATTAATAGTTAATGTTTTATAATTTTTGACAACATGAGCAGCAGTTAAAAAATTATGATTATCTATCAATACCGCCGATGCACAAAATGGAGTATTATCTTTATATAAACCACATAATTTTACAACATATTTAAATTGTGATCCATACTCTAGATATTTAGAATCATTATTTTCTGGATCTATAGTACCAGCGATACATATACAAGATAAAACTATAGATAGTAATAATATTATCAAGGGTTTCATAATATACCCTATTTAAAATGATAATATTATTTACACCTCAACTTAAATTTCCTATAATTCTGCCCTTTTGAGTTCTATAAACATAACCTTTTCTAACTAAGAATGGCTCTATACTATTTTCAATGGTTTCAATAGAAATACCAGTTAAAGAAGATATAGTTTTTAATCCTAATGGATTACCTTTATGCTTTTTTAAGGCTTCTAGATATAATCTATCATATACATCAAAGCCATATTTATCAATACCTTGAATATTGAATATTTCATCTATATTTTTTGTGTTTGATGTATCACATAATTTATAATTTTTATACCATTGTAATCTAGCATTTAAAATTCTTGGAGTACCTTTACTTCTCTTAGCAATTTCAATCAGATCATTTTCACAAAGTATTAGTCCAAGTTTTTCGGCGTTCAACCCTGCTAGTTTAGCTAACTCATCGTCATTATAAAAAGACAGATGTTCTTTGATCGCAAATCTATCATAGAAAGGCTGACTGAGACTTCCACCACTAGTAGTAGCACCAATCAATGTAAATACTGGAATATCAATAGTTTCAGCATTACCATCAACTATCATACTCAATTTAAAATCTTCCATTACTGGATAAAGAAATTCTTCTACTAGTTTTGGCAATCTATGGATTTCATCAATAAATAATACTGATCTAGGTGCCATACCAGTTAAATATGGAATAATATTTTTAATACTTCTTAGGTTGGCCGCATTAGCTGTATATAAATTAGTACCCATTTCCTGTGAAATTGCATTTGCTATGGTAGTTTTACCAAGGCCAGGAGGTCCATCTATTAAAATATGAGGAAGCACACTCGTAGACTGTTTGCATCCTATTACATTAACTTTGAGCCTCATAATAACATCAGACTGACCAATAATATCATCAAATTTTGATGGCCTTATACTATTTGACATATATATCTCCAATATTATTTTTGTAATTCAATTTGTCTTGGGTTCTTCGTTTTTAGGTTGTGAATCAGATATCCAAAATACAAAGTCATTAGACTTATCATCATATGCTGTTTCTATCAAACCCTTATTTACCAAACTATTTAAAATGTTACTAACCATTCTATCATTAAGAGCATGAACAATATTCATATATATTGATTCACTTACTAAGAATCTATTTTCTTTTGTTTTTTTATTAATTTGTTTTTTCAAAAATGGATTAATAATAGCTAATGATTCTTCATAAGATAATACTATATTCATTTCTGATTCATCATCAGTAGACATATTATTTATATTATCTAACATATCATCTATTACGTTTTGATCTTCTTCTGTAGTATTTTTGCCAAAACTTTGAAAAACCAAACGCCTTGAAGAATCAACAAATTCTTTTAAATCTTTTATTATAAACCATTCTTTATTCATTTTTATTTCCTAATTAAGTATATCAAATAGTCCTTGATAATAGACTGGTTGTTCTACAAAGTGTTTAGCGTGCGCTTGTAGATGTAATCTATATTCATTATTTATTGGATCAGATACGAAATATTTCTTTTTCCATATTGGACTACCCTGATAATTGGATCCCAAATACTGGAAGGAATTACCCTTCTCAGTATTGGAGTTCCAACTATTCACAGGAAACGACACAAAAGGAAAGCCAGGGATAGCAACATCTGATAGGGAATAATATAAGTCTATATCTTTAAAAAGATTATTGATTTGATCTATATCAAACTTAAAATAGAACTTGTATGGGTCATATTGATCATTATAATCATAATTATATTGATCATCATCATACTCATCATCTTCATCATATGGTTCGTTCATATTAAAATCCTTAAAAGTGAGGATGGAATCGAACCATCCAACGAGCCATACGGCACGTTACTCGTCCACAAGCCCACTTTACCTCCAACGATCAATAATTAATACTGATCGTTATAGTCCTCGTCATCTTCGTAAGGATCATAATCATCGTCATCATCTTCATCATCAAACTGATCCCAATAAGATTCATCTACATCATAATCTTCGTCATCATATTCCTCTTCATGTTCATCATAACTAAAATTAGATGAATAAAGAGGCTTGAGTAGTTCGCCTTGATACTCTCCGACCACTTCATATCGGCAAGTGCGAAGTTTCTCACAGTTGCAATCACTTGGTACACTAACAACATCACGCGGATTAATCTTTACGATAACAATACGATCACCACTTTCAACACTACCATAGCCAGCAACATAATTCAATGCACCAGCATGAAGTCCATCAGAACAACCTCTTGCACGATCATCGTCAACCTTTGCTCTCTGCATCTTAACTACCTGACCAACACTGTTATCAAATACGCCACGATACTTATCCTTAAAGTCCCCCCTTACTGCTTTATAGGCCAAGAAATGACCATCCTCAGTAACAGGTAGATGTTCATGCTCAAGAAAATCATAGAGTTCTTTTTGACTCTGCATACTAGGATTTTCCATAAGATTATTTAGAAAATTAACAAGAGGCTGAAATGGCAGACCCTTGCTCATAAACTCTAGAATACGCTTACTAATGCTACCATGAACAACTTCACCTTCATAAGTAACTTGACCATCCTTGATCTCAACTAGACCATCACTAAATGTAGCCACTGCCTTCTGAATATCTACAACCTTCAACAGTTCTTCCTCTGTAGCAGTAGGTAGGATATCGATAATCATCTTATAATTGAGATGATCTGGTAGAACCTGATAACTCTTATTATTAAGTACCAGCGTAAGATTACCATCAACAAACATAAACGGAACGCTCATAATTAAACTCCTTAGTGTGTTTAGTACCTGTGAAATTACTTAATCAAACTGCTCAACTGAATTCTGAACAAATCAACATTGTTATCATTCATCTGACTTAGCCAATCGTTATTATTAGAATAATAACTACGAGTAGCACTGTTCAAATTAGAGATTGGATTTTTATTATTCAGTTCTCTAAGTTGACCAGTTACCCTATGAGTTCCCATAATATACTTGATCATCGGGTTGTTGTCAACCTCAACCTTAATCATTTTTCTCAAATCTGACAACCTATCTAGACTGTGCTTGATCTTGTTGGTATCAGACTTAAATTGATTAATATAAGGTTCTGAAGTAGTATATAATACATTAAGCATACCGATTAGACTATTATATTCAATATTAGTGGAACGAATAGTCTTACTGTTAATAGTAGAGATGCCAATATTATTAAGCAGATCATTGATGTGCTTAAAATAGTCCTCGCTCTTGAATATATTAATATCATACTTATTCATATGAACAGTATTGCTAAAGTAGTCCATAATAATATACGAATCAATAGCCTTGACCATATTGGTATTCTTGATGAACTTCTTATATTCAAGACCAAAGATATTTAACATATGATAGGCGAATTGGTGAACAATATCACCTTCACTATACCAATTATATGAAACATTTTTATCTTTATCGTTAAATTCTTTACGACAAAATTCTACAACAGTATTGTAACCAGCAATATCTTCAAAACGATCTTTGACAACATTCTTGAGTTTATTTTTCAAAAAATCATTGAACAGAATTAGATTCTTTTCATCTTTTAGAATCTTGACAGTACTAGATTTAATAGCATATATCTTAGTGTCGCCAATCATATCTTTAATTAGATTTGATAGAAATTCATTTGCGAATAGACTATTGATAGATTCAAGATTCGGTAGTTCCTCATTAGCAAAAGTGCTATCACTTTGATAACGGAGAATAGGAACATATACGATATCATCCTCATCATCAAAAGAATCTAGTTCGTCTTGTGTTAGTGTCTTTAGGTATCTAGCATCATTGTATGGGTTGCTAATCGCCCCACTATCTTTAGATGCCCCATGAATAAAAAATACGTCTTGATCACTAACTCTGCCATTACTAGAACGAGAAGTAATGTTTCGTGGACTATTACTCTTGATCAAGTCCTTAAATTCTGAAATCTTAACGATATTTTCGGCACCAACATCAGCAATTAGATCCTCAAAACCTTTATTTGAATCATTGATATTCTTGCTATCAATCATTAGATAAGCAAAACAATCATTATCATTACAATAGCGAATAGCAATCTTCTTTGCAGTTTCTTCGCTCTTTACGTCGCAAACAAAAAATGTGAGTTTACCTGTTTTACGAGAACCATAATAATATTCTCCTTTACCAGAAAGAGTATTGATATGGATACTATTAGTCAGATAAACCATTCGTCTTGAACGATACCCAGCGGTTCTATAATTAATAGCATACAAATTTTTGTTAGCAGCAAATTTATATTCTAGATCATGCCCGGTATTAATATCATGTGACTTACCCTTGGCGTCTGTCCATGTAGCACCAACACCCCAACCACCAGCAAGATCATTCATAGCATAATAAGTCTGAATTGCCTCGACCTTGGTTTTAGCACCAGCAATTTTCTTACTGAATTCTTCCTTCATTTCCATGTAGATATCTTGAGTCTTACTACGAAGTGCCTTAATAACATCCTTCGTATACTGTAGACCCTCACGACTTACATCCATTTCAAGTTCACCAATATCAAAATCAAGTTCTAGATAAAGATTCTGGTTAAGAATTTCTGACACGAAGTTCTTCCAGTTATCAATGTCTGCCTTGCCAAATGCCCTATTCCATTTTTGGATATGGTCTGATTGTTCAGCCTTTTGCTCGCCAATCAATTGAGATACTACAACAGGATATGCAATATTCCCCATCAATGCAATAACACCACTATCAATATGATGATGAACATTTGGAAACTTATTTGTATCATTACTCAAACGACATACTCTCCAACCATCACCACTAATAACAATATTCTTATTGCTATAAGCATGATCCTTGAGAGATGGATTAACTCCACCCTCAATAATTGGCTTCATCTTAAAATAGTGGAAAATACGAATAGCCTTGCTACTAAACTCATTAAAATCATATTGCTTTACAGCAAAACTAATTTCAAGACCATTAGCCTCATTTGTGTCAGAAATATTGAACAGATTTAGTGCTGGAACACCGTTATCATCAATAGATGCAACATAAGTATACTTTTTGCCATTAAAATAAGAAGCAGTTGTAAAACTCTTGGTATAAGCAAAAGGACTCTTAGAACCTAGACCAAGACAACCAACAAAATCATTGCTATCATTCTTATTAGAAGCACCATATGTTGTATAAAGGTTCTCCATATCGGCTTGACTAAGACCAGTACCATAATCACGCACGCTAAAATTAGGATTAGCAGCAGTAGGCAGAGTAACCTTAAAAGGGTTCTTATTTCCCGCACTAATATGACTGTCATAAGCATTAGTAGACAGTTCACGAATAACCGCCATCACTTTATCTGAATACAGTGAATCAGACAAAATCTTAAACATTTTACTGGTTTGTGCAATTGTAAAACCCGATGCACTACGAACACCAGAACTATGAGTATCAATAACTCTATCTGCCAACTTCATCTTAATATCTCCAATGTTTCCTGTGAATCAACCCTGTGATGCTACGAGTATACCATCGGCAAACCCGCTTGTCAACCTTGATTCTTTTTTTGTTTTGTTCGCTGAATACTTATATATCCAAAGTAGATTGGTATTAATCCTATATACCATATTGGAATACCTATCGAACAGAACCAAATACCCTGAATTATAGATAGGATAGATAATAGATAAATAATAAAAGATGGAAAATTTAATCTAGATAATAAATATGCTAGTGGTCCAATAAGTAGCGTTACTAATATTATTAATGAAACTATGAACGCTAAACTAGCCACTAACTTTCATCCTCACGACTACTCCATTCATCATCTTGATAATCATCGTCATTATTTTCGTAATTAAAATTACGCTCATCATAAGGAGTCCAATCTTCTTCATCGTCTAACTCTTCTTCATTTTCGTCCACTTCTTCGATAAAAACAGTTATATTATTCAGCATTTCAAATACTTTTTCTAGAGTCTCGTCAATTCTAGATAGTTTATATTCTATAGTCTTGATTTGCTTACTAAGATCAGATATCTCTTTAGACAAACCCTTATCAAGATTATGTAGTTCTTTATTACTTTTCATTACTTCTTTCATTATACTATCAATGTCTCTTGACATGGTTTTCTCCTAGTTAAGTTTTTTATACTCTTTTATATCTCCATTTTCCAATATCTTATTATTTTCATAATTTTCGGCCACTCTTCTATAAAATTCTTGCTTTATATTTTCTAATACACCAGTTATCATAGCAATTTTATTATAAGATGGTTCTTTCATAAGACCTGCTAAAACCCTGCTAAAACAGTAATTTATTCGTCCCAAATAATTCTGAAAATCATGGGGATTATTTAATGATGTTTTATTATTATAGATACAATCTATCATTGAATCAATACAAATATCCAGGTCTGGTCTTTCTTCTTCTTTAATATATGGCATAATAATCCTCACATAAGCAGTTATATTTATTACATTCATTACAAAATGGGCCAGGAGTCCCCATACCCCAGGCATCACTTAAACTATCAAAACTTTCTTTTCCAGTATCTATGCAAACATATTTTTTATTAATTATACCAATATTATATTCGTGACAATCCCAAAAAGATAGTCGGGTCTTTTTACGAATATCATCAACTAGTTTTTGTATCTTTTGACGAGATAATTTTTTTCTAATTTTAACAATTTGAGTCAAAAATCCCCAGCCAGTATATTCAAGCCACCTATCTCCATAGAAAGATCTATTCTCTATTTGTATTTGACAAATTTTACCATAAACTTTTGGTGCTAAACCAAGTTTTGCTAATTTTAGTTGTGTTTTATATGCAAAAGTGGCATCTTTTTTTGAAAAAAACTCTTTGAACCCTATTGTTTTAGATTCTTTTAAAGTATAAAATCCTGCTGAACCACCCTCGTCTGTGAGGAATTTTGCAGTAAATTTAGTCCTCATGGTTTTCTTTTTTATAAATAGGCACTTCTGTTTCGGTTATTTTATTCCCAGTCAGATGTTCTACTAAAGATATCGCCTGATGTAAATACTCAAAAGATGCGATAAACTTAGAGGATTCCTTAAAATCAATTTTTAATGATCCATAAACTAGGTAGTACGGCTCTCCAATCCTCTCATCATTAAAATAATAATCTTCTATATTAGAGACTCTTTCTATAAAAGAACCTCCATTATAATCATTTAAATCATGTACGGTTTCTATAATATAGTGCCTAAAGTGCGATCTAATATTTCCATCATTAGAACAAAAACCATAAAAGAATCTATTTGCGTTAGTTGTCATTTTTCCACAACTTGTATGAATTTTTATCGTAATAAATAGGCATAACCGTATTTGGATCTACATGAGGATTATGATATAATCTTAGATCATATGGATCACCATTTTGGTTGATTCTGGCCCAGCCTAAAATCTCAAAACGATCTGTTTTAGATCGTAGTTTTATTAGTTCGTCTTTCGCATTAAGAATATCAAAAGTTGATGGAATTAAACCTTGTTCACAACAATTGAGGATGTAGTCAAGAGGATTAGCGTCTTTATTCATGCAAAACCTATCCTAGTTTTTTCATCGGTTGTCATAACTAGTTGAGATGGGACAAAAGTATCTCTTGTATAAGATCGTCCACTCCACCATCCAACCTGATATGTTATAGAATTATTATGAGATATATTTATGCCAATAATAGTACCAACAACATCATCTTCTAGTTTAACCTTAGTTCCTATAGCATTTAGTTCGATTGTTTCTGGCTTTTTCATAATATTTCCTTTGATTTCAAATGTAACTGATAATTACCGTGGAAAAATAAGTAGGAGCGGTGAGAATCGAACTCACACTTGAAGGATTTTAAGTCCTTTGTCTCTGCCGTTGGACTACGCTCCCGTATAAGACAACCAACTACAATAGTCTATTTAACTGAGGTTGATTATGCGTTTGTGGCCTAGTCATTTAAACTAATGTAGTCAGTTGCTTATAGTTTTAAATCATGGCTTTCAGCCGTTAGCATGAGCCTTCAAACGACGCACAAACTCTGCCATAGCCTCACTATTATCAACAGTCTTTGTTGGCTTGGCACGTTCCATACTTGGAAGTTCCTCACCCTTCTTAGCAAGAGCGGCCTTTGTACGAGCATAACGAGCCATTGTGGTGGCTACCTTTTGGCCCGTCTTAGCAGCAACTTCCGCATAAGTCTTAGACGAAAAAACTGCCTCTAGAAACTGTTCATCAGAACAACGAACACGCTTTTGCTTTTCAGCAACATTAACATCAGTCATAATCAACCTCCAAAATCATTCCAATTTACAACTCAGTCCCAATCACGCGACTGGCTCAATCCTGTGTTGTATCCTAATTGTACTCTGTTGTATCGTCTTGTCAACACCCCAAACTTGAATTTTTTATGCTGCTACTAGATCGTTTTTTTGTTCTAGATATTCAACAATCTTTTTTAAACTTTTATTTTCTGTCTCTAAAACCTTGATAATATCTTGTGCTTGCTCTAGTGCTTTATGTAGATGGTAGACTTTGTTGCTCAGTTCATCTGCCACATAATTTTTCATTATCATTTTAGCCTCCATTAGTTTTTGAGACTATATTAGATACACTTATTAAGGAACTCTTTAAGATTTTGTATCTGATTTTTTTCTAAAACTATTTGGTCACTATATGATCTATTATGGCGAATAACTTGCCAGATATATCGTAACTTTTGACGCCAACTCATTTTATTTCTAAAAGAAACACTATGCTCATAAATAGCCAAATCCATTAGGCCAATTTCTTTATCATATTCTAAAACCAAAACTTCACTTTTGCAACCACAAAGTTCAAAATGAATATTATTTTTTAGATCGTTTTGTTTTGGATTTTTCCCGAATCCCAAAAATCCTTTCATAGTTTTTCTCCCATGTTTTATAGTCTACGTTTTTTGGTCTACGTTTAGACCCTTTACCATTTTCGCTCATCATTATTCCTCAAGAATAAAACTCTAGTATCGATTATACTCTTTCTTAGTTGTTTATAAAAAATGTGTTACCAACAATAAATCCTAGTATAAACCCCATCGACAATATTACTAAAAACGGGTCGCGTGACCAAAAACAAGAACCCATAAAAATAGCAGTAGCTATATATAATATTATCAGTTTGTGTTTTTCTTGTTTAGTCATGCCAATCCCTTTGACTCATTTAAAAATACTTTATTCTTCAAATACATATGACCAATAACGAGAATCACTTTTGTTTTGTTTGGCGTCCCAAAAAATAGATCGTGCAATATACGCAGGAACACCTATTTTGCCACAATTAACACTCCAGTGTCTTTCCATTTTCTTATACAAATCAAGACCCTTTTTGGATTGATACGTTAATGTTTTCATACCATAAAGTTCCAGCATATGAGTATCTCCGCAAAAAACTCTACACTCATTAGGATGGGACTGCTCAAGAGCAAAAGACACTTTAGCAGTTCCTAGACCAGATATATTATTCACAATCCAGTCTCTTTTCTTAACATGATATTTTTTAGTTGTCAGATAAAAGTTTTTAGGATTGGCCCAAAACTTATCTTTGAAATCCCAAATAAATTTTGTGCGGTTATTGTAAAGTCCGCATCCACTATTCTTGATCTTTTCTCTTAGAAGTTCTTTATTGTCTAGCCAGTCACCGAAATTCTTAATGGCATTATATCCAGCAACATTAGATTTCCATGTTGTATGGACACTCATAAAACTAAATAGATAACGACGAAAAATTTCGTCATTGTTATTTGGACGAATACTCTCCCAATATTCCTTATAACTAACAACTTTATCTTTAGGAAAACTCTTAAAGAAAAGATCTGCTTTAGTGGTATCCATAGTAGTATTCTGAACCGGAATAACTGTGTTATCAACAATCATAGTTTCCTCCAAATGTGACGATACTACGATTCTACCTTGCTAGTATCGTCTTGTCAAGACCCGTTTCTTTAGATAGTTCTCTCAGAACCATGCAAAAATTTAAAAGTAGGGAAACGTAAACTCAAGCCACCTTCTTGGTTTTTAGTTTCTTCAAAATACTGCACGGTTATTTGCTTGCCGCGAATCTTATTCGGATTCTTATAAAAGTCTTGACGTTGATCAATAGTGAAACCACTACCTACTCTTACGTCATAGCCTTTATGTTTAATGGTTACACAACTTAGCATAATTTCTTCGTGTTCTTTTCCATCAAGAACATAACGAAATGGCCCCATTTCAATATCAATCACTTCATATTCGTCATCAAAGAATTTCTTAACTTTGAGCAAGTCTTTGCTACGCTTACCTTTATATGGCTCATCTGCTCGTAGCATAACTCCTTCCCAACCATTATCTGCTGCTTCTTTGACCCATTCCTGAAAATGTTCATTATTATGAATCAGTTCTTGTTCAAGTACAGTCAAGCATGGACACTCGTTTGACTTCATAACTACACAGAGATTAGCGTATCTGATTGAATATGGTCTATTTTTTTCTCCCGTCTTACTATAAAATTCATCAATAGTAATCATATCAAAAATCTTGAATGATGGATTGGGAATAGTATGATCTTTCTTACGAAGTTCTTTCATTACTCCTTGAAAATCCTCGTTACCATTCTCATCAACCAAACAAAGTTCCCCGTCCAATACTACATTAGAAATTCCAAGACTCTTAATGCCGTCCCGAACAACATCAAGTGTATCAAAAATTTTGCCGGTACGGGAATAGAAGGTAGTATCACCGCTGCTATCAACAATGCCGATACATCTAGCACCATCAATCTTTCTGCTAACATACCAACCATCCTCCCAGTCTACAAGTTTAGGTTCATATTTATCAGCAAGAGCCACACTAAATTCTGGAATATGATCCTT